GGCAACGGAGGATGGTACAAGGGTGCAGGTTTTGCAATCGTTTTTACTTGTACAGGTGTCTTCGGAAGCATAGTACAGCCTCCGAAGACCAACAAACTAGTTAAGGAGATTATCAGTATTTTCATACTTAGTCGAGGAGAGATTAACTAGTTTGTCCATAGCAGTTTTAGTACCTTTATTGATAATGTTTTCTATAAGCTTTGGTTTATTTAAAGCTAAGTTATCTAAATCATGGTCACTAAAAATCTTACGTAATCTTTTTACCTCTTTGGTTGCTTCTTTTTTCTCTTGTTCTAAAGTGTTTAATTTTAACTGTGTTTCTTTTTGGTTTTCTAAATAATTATCTATTGATTCATTCTGTTCTTCTATTTTAGATTCAAGTACTATTTGATTACCTAAAGCAATAGCAAGTTGTTCATGTAAATATTTTATATAGGTCGCTGACCCCGCCAAACTAGCTACCAATAATCCACCCAAAATTAAACTAAGTTTAAAACCCATTGCAAAAGTATACTCGTAAAATTTTTTTGTGCAAAAAATTTTTTCTACAAAATTTTTAAATAGGGACTTATTTGTAAACTACTTCGGATTAAGGGTGCGACACTAAGGGGGGCGGAGGGTCAGGACGATTTTTTGTCAAGTGGGGGGTATATACCTTATAGTTATACATATAGCTAGTTATATAACTAATAGATATATATAATTTAGTGGTTAATATTTAACCAGTGATAACTGGGTAAGTGTAAAAGTAAAATGGATCACCTTAAACAGTTAGATATATTTAAGATATAAAAAAAGGGCTAGTTCTCCAGACTAGCCCTTTTTAGTTAAAGGTTAATTAATTAGTTTAAGTTTATAAGTTCAAGTTGAAAGATTGTTTTATTATCTAATCTTTTAAGACCTGCATTTTTATAATGTGTTAATACTGTAAAAGCGTCTTGAGTGTATTTCTCATTTGAGTTCATACGCTCATCTACCCATGCATTATTTAATTGCTCAACCGTACAAGTACCACCATAGCTAGAACATATAGATATTATATGTTGTAACTGATTAGGTAATTTCTCAAATACGCTATCTAATGCTGAATCATTAAGAGATAATTTAGCATTAGGATTAATAGCACTTTTACCAGCTTTAACTCTGTTAGCATATTTGCTAACCCCTCTTTTTGCTACATTTGAAGGAGTAGCAATTCCTTTGTTTTCTGTTTTCATGTTGTAATGATGAACTATATATATATATCTGTCAATATATAATTAAATAAATAACTAATTATTTAGCTATATAAATATATAGTTAATATAATAAACAGTTATATATATTCCTAAGATTTTCTAAGATTTTCTAAGATTTTCCTAGATTCTTCGGATTCCTGAGATTCCTAGGATTCTGTGGGAATGTAAGTGGTAGTGTAGAGTAGAGCGACCGATAGAGTAGAGCGACGGATAGAGTAGACTAGAGTAGAGTAGAGCACAAAAAAGGGCAGCCGAAGCCACCCTTTTAAGACAAGTTAAGATTAACCGAGTTTAATAAGATTCTCCTCAATCATTCTAGCCCTGTAATGAGTCCAAATAGCTATCGGAGTTTGAACCGTTTGCAGTCCAGCTTTTTCTAACTCAGACTCTTTACTACCGTCGAATCCAACTAACTCACCTACAGTCAAACTGTAGTCCTTAGCATTTAATAACGCTTCGACAATCTTTCCAGCTTGGGGCGGAAATTTTCCCTCAGGAGTAGCTATCAAAGTCACTCTTTCGTTATAGTTAATCGAACCCTTTTGGGCACCTGCTTTAAAGTTTAAATCTATTTTCATAATTTTCCTTTTTGTTTTAGTTAATGATAGTAAAACCGCTTTACTATCTAAGTACTACTATACGTTGGAGTGCAAAGAAAGTAAAGCACTAAAAACACTCCTGGATTAACCCTTGCGTTTTCCAGAGGCTCCAGAAATCTTAGATTCTTGGAAATGTTAGTGTAAATGAATTGACGGACCGACGGATAGATAGAGCGATAGAGCGATAGAGTAGACTAAGATTCATTTTCGATGATTCGACCGCCTGTACGTTTCTCTATTAATTGTTCGAGTCGAGTAAGAATATCATCTTTAGACATCAAATCAATCTTCGCGGTCAGTACCTCGCGTCTATCGATGTAGAGTCCACCTGCTTTCCCTCGATGTACCTCTGCGGTGATGGCAGCGGATATCTGTCCTTGGTCCTTGGCTTCTTCCCTGAGGTCGTGAAGAGTCCCGAGGTGATTCTCTAAGGAAATCTGGTCACGTTCCGCAGCTGCGATTTCCAAGTCAATGAGATAATTCTTTACGAGTGGGTTATGATTGAGTAGTACACTGCCTTGAGTCTTAGCCCCCTTTCTATCCTTTGTATATCCAGCTTTTATCGCGGCTTCAGTTGCTGTTTGTCCTTTGAAATACTCTTTACAAAATTTCTTTTGTTTAGAATTTAATGGTTGCCAAATCTTACCCTTTTCGTCAGTAAAACTTTTACCGTCTTCTGTAGGTGATAACGGTGTATAAGTCAGTTGTTTCATATAGTACCTCGCTCCAATAGTGTTATTATTCTATTAGATTTTATTATCAAATAAAAACAAATTCTCATGCCCTCTGGTAAATCTTACCATAGTTTCTAATAACTAATAGAAATTCTATTAGTTTTGATAGATTCACAAATACAATAAAACACTGCATCACAGAACCATTCTATTAGTATATTAGAGATATTAGTAGTTTTTAACATTTCTTCGAGTAAAAAATTTTATTTTTAAAAACACTAATACGATAAATATAATACCCCCGAACCACGGACAGCGGAACGAGGGTATTTAGTAGATAATCTAGTTAATCCGCTTTTATAATATAGTCGGCTATATCCGCTAAATCAACTCTTTCCGTTAGTTCGTTGAATGCCATACTCACAGCCCAATCTTGTCCTGAATCGTTATTTGTATCGTACTGCACACCTCGTATCTCTCCTCTCGAGTCTTGGTCCCATACTGATATAACTAAATGTATCACACCGTCTTTACTTTCTAAAAACTCGTTATATCCAGTAGGGTCCATATCATTCTCCTCGATGTATTGTTCAAACATTTTCTTTAGCTTTCCATAACTAAATCTTTCGAATGACTCTTTTCTCATACTAAATAGGAAACTGCTTATAGTCTCTCCTTCCATAAAATCAACTACGCAAAATGTATCTTTGTCAAATCCCTTAAAGTCTCGTTCGTACTCTATGTTTCCCCATAGCTCTTTGAACTCTAAGTAATACTTAGGGGTAATCGAAAGATTTCCTTCTCCTGTAGGTTTTACAGTCGCTGCGTACCAATTCTCGTCTACAGAAATACTATTACTCCAATCGTACATTGGTAGTCCGTGTATTCTAATAAACTCGGGCGGTCCAGCTCCATCTAATAGTTTTTTATAACCCTCGATGTGTTGTTTTAAGACTTTATCTAGTCTATGTTTTTTTGTTTCGCTCACGATAATTCTCCATTTTTCGTTTACGGGTCTAGGTTAATTCCTAAACCTTACCTATTATTATAAAGGGGACTAGGGCGAAAGTAACCGAGCCCCCGAGCCGCGAGGCGATTACCGCATAAAAAGAAGCCCCGATTAGGGGGGGACTAATCGAGGCTTCGAATGTTGGTACTGGTCTTAGGTGCTCTATTTATTATCTTGGCTTCTTAGCCTGTAGAGTCAAATGCTCTCTGTTTTGTAGAGTATGCCTAAAATGCAGTCCCTGTTTTAAATCTTTAATTCTTGTTTTGCTACCCTCCGAGACCCTTTAGAGCCTCTACGTTTTGTTAGTTTCGCGTACTTCGGACTATATCCACCCGTCGTACGCCCCCAAGTTTTCGCCTTTAATCGACCAATCTTTTTATCTACACTAGCCATTATTGTTAGATTAAGCCGAAAAAGCCCACTTACCATTTATAGGAATTTTGAAATACTCAGTAAGAGCACTACTACCCAAAGAACCACCCATAGACAAAGCTAAGTAATAGAAATCTCGATTAGTAGAATAAGCCACTTCGATAATACTATACGAATCACCGTCAAAGACAGGAAAATAACAACTATCGTAGATAGTGTGCCATTTCGCGTCTTTCGGTAAATCAGACATCAGCTCCTCATAGTGTTCCTCGTCATGTCCGTTATACTCGCTGAAGTGGTAATCTATCATATCCGCGTCTGTCAAGTGACTCGTAATACTATTAATCACACTTTCTACTCTTAGTTTTTCGGGGTCATTCTCTGAGTCGAACACATCAGGATGAATCATATCTTTCTTATATATTTTAGTCGCCATCAGCCCACCTCGATTGTATCTAAAGTAAATCCACAAGGTAAAGTCTCCCTTATGTGGTCTATCAATGACTGCCAACAAGTCACCTCGTCGTCAGATATATGGAAGAAATCTTCCATTCCGTCTCCTATCTCGTCTTGATATCCGATACTCACTGTTTCATTTCTATCGAACGTTCCAACACATTCGACCCCGTCTATAACCTTATAATTGGTTAAATCTATTTTTGTTTCTATCATAATAATTCTCCGTATATTTATTATTATTATTAAAGTATAAGTACGAACAAAGCGAAAGTAAAGCAGTACTAGAAACCGCGAGTATACGATACTACGATTTTACAAGGGATTTTCGTAGTTTCCTAGCCTCTATCTTTCTAGCGTCTTCCATACCTTTACTCATCGAGGTTTTCAATGCGTATATATCTTCTTGAGGTAGACCATCATTTAAATCGTAGACTA